AGGTTGGTTGGTTCATTGTCTAACTTTTGCATCTTCTCGGGGTTGCCCAAAGCAGGTAAAAGCAGCTACCTGATGGGGGCTATTGCATCAAGTTTTATTCATCATGAAATATTTAGTATGAAAATTAATTTTCCTACTGATAGAAGAAAGATATGTTTATTTGATACTGAAAGTTCTGATTATGATTTTTATATGAATCTTAAAAAAATAAAATCATTTTCAGGTCTTATTACTTTACCTGATTATTTTAATGCTTATCAAGTTAGAGAAGATGGTAGTGGCATAATTAGAAAAATGATAGAAAGGTATTTAGAATTGAATACTGACTGCAGCGTTATTATTGTGGATGGTTTGCTGGATTTATTAGTAAATTATAATGATGAACGCGAATCCTCACTACTTACTAAATGGTTAAAAAAAATAACAAAGCAGTATAATATTCTCCTTATTAGCGTTTTGCATCAATCCAAATCTAATTTAAGTACTACAGGGCATATTGGTGCAAATTCTGATAGGTTTGCTCAATCCACGCTGGATATAGTAAAAGACAAAGAAAAAAATACTTATATACTTACTAGCAGATTTATGCGGTCTGATATAGATTTTGAGCCTGTAACATTGATGAATTTTAACGGAGTATTTCAACAAGTAGATAATGATGGTGTAAAGCCTACAAGTAAAAAGGCATCTGATTTAGATAAAATGGAAAGTAAAAGAATCTGCAGTCAAATCGTTACTATCCCGATGCTTTATTCTGATATACTTGATGAGATTAAGGAAAGGACTGCAGAAAGTACTACTTATGCAAAGCAGCTATTAAAGATATGGATTAATGAGAAGATGATAGTAAAAAATCATGAAAATAAATACCAACTTTTTTAACCTTTAGTATATGAAAATTATTAAAATCTTATATTTTTTCCTTATAGCAGTACCCATTTGTTTGCTATTGTTGCTAGTTATTAAATTAGCTCCAAATAAAAAACCCCCTACTTTTAAATAGGGGGCTTCATTTACTGACAATTAAACCACTTGGGGGGTATAATCAACTTTTTTCATCACAAATATAAACAAATATGACAAATCACCAAAAAATTTTTATTTTAATTCAGAAACAAAGAATAGCATCTTTAGATACTATTCAATTTGAAAGTAATTTAGAACCTTATGTAGTTATGAAGGCACTAGCAAAGCTGGTAATAGCCCGAAAATTAAAAGCAATTACTAAAGATGGTATTAGATACTTTTGTATAAAAGATAAAAAGCTATAACCTATGAAACAAGAAGTAACAATGTACACGCTTATATGCGATGGGTGTGGAAAAAACGTATGCGAAGGAAGCGATTTTGCTGCTTGGAGTGATATAGATGGGGCAAGAAATGAAGCAGATTGTAATGAATGGATTGAATTAAATAACGAAGATTTATGCCCTAATTGTTGGGAATGGAATGAAGATGAAACAGACCATATAAAGAAAAATCAAAACAAATAATGGGTAAAACACTATATACTGCTATAGTTTTTTTTGAAGATAAAACTATAGTTAGAAAATATCGAAATATTGGCAATATTAATAGTTTTATTAATTTTTGCAAAATCATAAATGCATCTTATTTTAACCTGTACTATAAAGAAACAAAGCAGTTTGCAGAACGAATATACCTAAATGAAAAAGCCCCCATTTAGGGGGCTTTCTTCATCAATAAACAACTATCAATCAAACCTTACTTAACTTAAGAATAAATCAGCCTCTAATTTTCGCCTTCTAACTAATCCATTAGATACAACTTTTTCACCATTAATGGTTACTTTATTCCATTTAGCAAATTCTAAAGCTACTTCCTGTTTAGATGCTCCCTGATTTAATTTTCTTAATAATGTAGAATTTGCAAAAGCATTATTACCTACATTATAACTAAATGATGTTAATGAATCTAACTGATTTTGATTTATAGGTACTTTAACTAATCTTTTTACATTATCTGCAAATGCTGCAGCATCTAATCTTAGCCATCTTAGAGCAGTTTCTTTATCTATTATATCACCTTTTTGTACCTTTCTTTTAAGGTCATGGTGATAAGTAGAACCCCATCCTATTGTCCATATACCTGCTTGGTCTTGGTAACTGCTTAATTTTTCGCCTTCAAATCTTTTAATTAATGCTAAAGCCTTTCCTGACACTTCTTTAATATTTGCAGTTAGTAATAATAATACAATAGCTGATATAACTACTACTTTTGTAGTTGTATTCATATTATTTAATTGTTTCTGAATCCTTAGCAACTACTAGACCAAGTCCTGTAATGATTGCAGTTACTCCAGCAACTGCATCACCCTTAAATATGGTTGCTACTCCTGTTAATATGCTACCTAATCCGAATAAACTTGTTTTCCAATTTTTAAACATAAAATTAATTTTAATTACCATAATAATTGGTCTGCATAATATCCAGCACTTCCTTTAATATGTCTATCTTTTTCGTGCCTTATCTTATATGCTTTCCGTCTTTCTTCTGCTATCTTTTTACCGCAATATCTTAAATAACTAGGATAATCTAAATAGTTAATGTCACCTACACTAGCTAATAAATTGCCGTAAATATCATACACATCAATTTTATTTCTTAGTTACAAAATCTAATTTTGTTTCTATTCGTGCTAATCTATCTACTATTTCAGTAGATGAATTTTTATAGCTAGATAAATCTATTTCTATTTTATCTAATCTAGTTTTGGTATTATAATAAAATCCACCAGCAACTGCTACAAAAGCAAATGCACTAATTATTATTTCAATGCCCATGCTCAACTTTTTCACTATTTAATACTGCTTTAGAAATTACATTAAAAGCATTAGCTGCTAAAAATGTTGCATCCATGTTTGGAAATAATCCACCCTTTGTTGCAGCATCCATTACTTCTTTAATAATTTGTAATGCTTTTTCATTTGTTAGTTGTTCCATTTTTTGTAAGGTTTGAAGGTTAAAAAAGTTATACTAAGGTAATATTTAATTTTGATGCAGCCCATTGATAAGCAGCTAGATTAATATCTTGTGTAGAACTCCATACTGCATAATCTGCAGCATCCATTGTTAAATTACCATCTTGTAGCTTAACACTATCAGCGTCTAATAACTGCCAATAAAAATTAGCACTATTTAATAAGTTATCATTAATGATAATTAAGTTAAAAAGGGTTGCGGTTTGTTGTTGTCCGTTTACCCAAAGAGTGAATGGTTGTATTTGTTTCATATTATTTTATTTAAGGTACTATTGTTAAAATTCCTGCATTACTATAAACATCTCCGCTGACTAAACCAACTGAAGTTGTTGGTACATTTTGTAAGTTAATAACACCACTAGTTTTAATTATGAATGAAGTAGTAGCTGCCGTTGCGTTAAAAATGCTAAAATGATTATCAGTTCTTACATTTACATACCAATTTTGTGTAAGTGTTTGCATTGATAATTGTGAAGCATTAGCACCGCTGCTATTATTTTTAATAGTCAAACCTACAAAACCGCCACTTACATCACCATTAGATGTAATTGCGCCAGCAACTTGTAATTTTTGCCCAGCATCTGTTGTTGTGCCTATTAATAAATTTCCAGTAGTAGCTAATGTCATTGCTTGATTAAATGAAGCAATATTACCAGCAGTTCCTGAAATAGTACTTATAAACCAACCATGATTACCGGATGTTTGTTGATATCTTGTTGCATATCCTGAAACTTTATAAATATAATTACTACCATCAAAATAATTATTTGCTCCAAGATACATAGTTTGTCCACCACCTAAAAATGTTCCAAGATAAATACCATTTGCAAATTCTATTACTTTAAAATTACTCCAAGAACTAGGGGTTACTCCAATACCTAAATTTCCAGAAGAATTTAATAACATTGCATCAACATTATTTGCAACTTCAAATTGTATTGAACCACCAGCAACATATGTACCAATAGATAAACTATTTGATAATTCTTCCCAATATATATGAGCTCTATCTGCACCGCTATTATAAAATTGTATATATTGACTTCCACTTGTTCCGTCAATAGTTAATCTATTGTTTATATATCCAGTTCCGTTAATAGAAAGTTTATATCCACCATCAACGCTTGTTCCCACAAGTAAATTTCGTGCTGCCGATACTCTAGCAGCCTCTTGTACGCTTACTGCAACTGCATCATAAACTCCAAATAATATTGGACTTGCAGTAGTGCTACCATTAAATAAACAAAAATCACCACTTGCAGAACCCTGAATAAAATTATTTGTAGCAGTTGCTAGACCTAGCCCAAATTGTTGAGTAGGTGCAGTACCTGCATTTCTTACTCTGATAGATGGTGAATTAGCACCAATAGCTACTATTTGATTATCTGCAGTAGAACTATTAACAACTAATAATCCGCTGGATGTTGTTTGCGAACCTATAAAAGTTTGACCTGTTGTCTTTTTTATAGTTAATGGTTGTATAGAACCCACTACATCATAAATACCCCAATCATTTGCACCTGCATTATATGAATTACCAATTCTCCATAATGGTGTACCACTATTTTGAAATGCAATTTTAGTATCGTTTGTAGCAGTTGTTTGATTTATTTGTATAATTTGATTTTGGTCATGAAATATCGTTAATGCGGTTGATGGTGTAATTGTACCAATACCTAAATGACCATTTACTGAATCAAAAAATAAATCATTACTACCTGTAATGCTGGATGCTGCACTAAAGTATGTTACCTGTCCTGCAGCACCGCTACCTGTTATTGTTCCTGTACTAGATGGGCTTAAAAGCACCCATGTAGTACCTGTATCTCTATATAAATCTAAAGTATCAGTTGAAATAAATACCCTACCTGTAAAACCTGCTGCAGGTCTATTAGCTAAAGTATCTGCAAAAAATGCAGGAGTGCCTTTTTGATTTAATATATCTAATGTAACTCCTAATTTCATTTATTATAAGTTTAAATATCTCTTACTAACTATTGTGCAATTATTACCTGTAGTGCTGCTACCAAAGTTCACAAAAAATCTTTGTGTACTTACTTCACCTGCATTAGCTGGTACTTCAAATTGCTGATTTGGTTGCAATACTACATTCTCAATTCTTACCACGCTAGTGCCATAATTGATAAAAGTAATTGCGTTAAATGGTTCACCGCCTACATATTGACTAACATCAACTTGATAAAAATCAACTTCATATTTAAGTGCGGTTATATTTACTTGTTGCATAATTAAATTGTATTTGGTACCCTGCCTAATCTTTTATAACCAGACATTGTATATTTAACATTATAAACATTATCACTCTCAGAAACAACATCAGATTGATAAGCTAATGGCTGCAATCTTGGTTGTACAGGTATATATTCAGGAGTTAATGGAGCATTTAAATCCTCTTTTATAACTATATCACTTCTATTAGGAGGAAGTCCTGATTTTTTCTTTTTTAGATATATTGCAAAATACCAATAAGCTGCACCTGCAGCTAATAATAGCATTAAATTTTTATTAGTTTTCATATTATTCAGTTACATCTTTTTTAAATACAAAACCTTGAATACCATTTAGAAAATCATTACCAATTACAACGGAGTACATTTCATACCCTTTTGTACCTGTAACTGCTAATCCAAAGTTTGGATTTTCATAGGTATATATTTCGTTAAAATTTCTATCATATACTATAGTGCCTACTTTGCTATAAACTAACTTAACACCTGTAGGTAAATTAGAAGGTATAATATACCCTCTACTAGATGTAGATGTAGGAGTACCTTTTTTTCTAAAGGATGAAAAAAGTAGAATCCCTAATCCTAATGCTGCTATTGTTTTAATCTTATCCATTAAAATCTAAATTTTATATTTTTTCTTCTATAATTATCGTTAATGGTTGCTATTGCATCACTAGATAAATTAGAGGTTATAAATGCCATCAAATCTCTTAATCCCCCATAAGGTACACCAAAGTAATATTCCTGTCTTTTACCAAATGCTTTGTATAAAACGGCTATATCTGCATCATTTTTTACTCTTGTAACTTGATATCCAGCATCCTTTTTATCATCAGATACTCCACTAAATTTCAAATCTTCATAAATCTTATCTGCTATAATAGTCCATTCACCTACTGATTTAGTAGGAGTTTGCACTCTTAAAGTATCTGCAATATATGTATCTACGTTTCCAGCA